ATAGATGTTGATTGTTATCTAGGGAACTATGATAGTAAAGAAGATTTTATTGACCAACATGAACTAATTGATGAATCAATCCCGAACTGGTTAGTAATTGACTATGATGCTACATGGGAAGCAAATTTGAGACATGATTATTATTGGTCAGACAATGATGATGTATGGAGGAATCACTAATCTCAATAATATTGTATGAGTCTCATTATCGTACATGATACCTACGATATTAAGACTCATACAAGAAATTTGAGAATCAAAACAGACAATAAAGAAATCGTCCATTTTTGCTCGCACTTTGGAAAAAAATGAATTAATATAGGTATATAATCAATCAATCAATTAATTTATTTTTATATGCTTACTGAATATTTCGTAGAAGTTCCAAACACAAACATTAAAGAGTCTGTTTCATCTCTTGATGATTCTTGGGGTTTATGTTATGACCTCGCACAGCAATTTGGTCATGCTCAGGTTGTATGGTATGCCCTAAACGGAACTAGGGTAGTTGATGGCGAATATACCGATCAGGATTAATTGTAAACTATTGTTTCAATATCCTGATAATATCCACATTTTGCTAAAAAATGTGTCATACTAATACTATAGACATTCATTCATTCTTCATTTTTTTTTATTATGTACAATATCGAACTAACAAACAGACTAATCAACAGAATCAAAGAAGTTGAGAAATTTAACGATATCGCAGAATTATCCGAGACTTTTCAAGTTTTTTGTGATGAACTAACTGACTGGTCAGTCAATCATATTGGTGGCGTTGATCTATATTCTGGTAAAAGAGTTACCGACCCTGAGACTGGAAGGTCAGACTGGGAACTAAATCAAGAGTTATGCCCAGTTCTATTAGATCAGTTTTTCAGTTCATTCGGATACACCAAAGAAAACCCATCACCATTTTACATGGGTTAATCTTTTTCTTTTATTCTTTATTCTATTCATTCTATTTTTATTATTATCATGAGACAAATTGAAACTAACATGAACATGGCAATTAGATCACTATTATCAGGTGGTTCTACTAACTGGGCATCATCTAATACTATGGTCAGCAAAAACGAGAATAATGGCAATATCTCAGTATTTTTACATGGTAACCTTATTGCTACCTTAAATAATGACTTCGTAGCAATTTATGATGGCGGTTGGCAATCTAATACAACTAAATCTAGGTTAAATGCATTACTTAGTGAGTTCAGACCACATACAAGAGTTTTTCAAAAGAATTACGAGTGGTTTATATCTTATGCAGGTAGAACTTTCGATTTTGTTAGTGGTAGTCTAGTCTAAGACTACCTTTTCTTTATACTTAGTCCCTTATTAATTAACAATCAATGCCCAGAAAAACATCATTAACTATTGACAAACTAAGCAAAGATATCAATTTCTTTAGTGGTTATGTTGCCGAATGTGAGATATTATTATCAACAAATTACTATGGTAAAGAAGAATATTTGTTGCAACTTATCGCTGAAACATATACACAAGATGACCTAATTGTATCTTATAAAGTATTAGATAGTGGGGACTGTTTACTGTTTATTAATGGTTACGGAACTAAGCAAATAAGGTCACTAATTAACATTATAGATGAAGATACTAATGTTATTGACATACAATTAGAGAGCATAACTGAGTGCTAATAGTATTAAATAGTAACGAGAATCGACCGCCCTAAAAGTTAATGAGACTTAAAGACTTTCAAGTTGGAATAACAATTAAACATAATAATATGGTGGGCATAGTACAATTTATTAGTGATACTTATATAACCTTTTGTGTTAGTGAGAAACCAGTAAGTTGTAATAATAGTAAATACAAAACCACTAAATGTTGTGTCTTAATATTTCCTAATGAGTGGAAAGATTGCGTACTAATTGATAAGAATACCGCATAATGTGTAGATCGCAGTTATACAAATAGTTCTCACACTTTTGACACTAAGTAACATTTAAGAGCATTACAGTTAATATAAACAATTAACACACAATTACGCAAAGTTATTAAATATCAAAATAAACATATATGCGTGATTTATAACAATAACTGTATGTTCCTTAAATATAAACAATTAGCAGTAAATGTGAGATCTTATTGTCAACTTAGCGAGTGTATCATAAGAAAAAAATAATGTCAACTCACAGATACACAAAATTACACATAGTCCAGTAAATTGTCAGCATTATGTAACAATTAACACTCACACAGTTGTTGTTAATTTGTGAGAATTATGTTATAATACTAATAGTTAATTAAGAACTATGATTTAACAGACTAATTAATAACAACTCACAGTAACTTGGCAGTCTTAAGTAATAAGAATGTGATGCAGAATTGCACTCACTATTATACAATTAAGGACAGTGTTTTTCGTTCTTAAATATTTTTTGTGGTTTTATAATGGGGGTTTTAATGCTAAGGAACCTTTCTAAGCTATAAACGACCCAATTCGACCTTTCGTTATCAGTCTGAAAAAAAAATTTCTGATATATAAAAACAAACGGTCAGTCCACATATTAGTGAAAAAATTTTCCAAGATTACATTGCCTGTGAGGGTTGACTCAGTTACTGATGAATACATAATCACGATACCTGAGTCTTTTGTACAACAGTTAGATCTGTACGAGGATCAGGAACTTACACTCGAACTATACGAAGAAGGAATCTACATCTCAGAAGCATGAACAAGACATATCACATCTACTTTGAGGATAAGTGTTTGTTTAAGAACCTAGATCAGCATGAATTTGATGTCATCTGGGGGAGAATCTATAGATCTTACCATACAGATAGTATTACATATGAATGTGTTGGTACAGATTGTGACATTGTTGATAGTGGTGTTTTAGCAGATGCTTCGTACTGAAGGTTATACATGGGGTCCTTACCTGTGGCGAACTACAATACCTTGGGATGTAGTTAGTGTAATACTTACAAGGGCGAACTACTATCGTGGTGATAAGTCTGCCACACCTATGCTACCTTTTAACTTTGATGACCAATGGCATCTACCTAAAGACACACAGGATTGGTTCTGGGGGATCTTTAAACCCCATTTTAAAAAGTATTTGGCAGGTTATAGTCGGCACAACCAACTACCTGCTCCTACCGATGATGATATAAGTAACTGGGCATTCGACCATATATGGGTTAACTACTACAAAGAACATGATATGACAGCACTCCACAATCATGTAGGAGACTTGTCTATTGTGTTGTACCTACAAATACCTACCTATACGGACGAGGTGCTTGGAACTGCTCCTGAGCCTGGTTCTATTACATTCTCATGGGGAGATTCTAAGAAAACATTCGTACCAAAGGTAGGAGAGTTGTTTATATTCCCATCAGGGTTACACCATATGGTAATGCCACATAAGACTAAGGGTGCAGAAAGAGTATCCTTATCAGCAAACCTCTACTACAACGCACCTTTTCATGGATAAAGTTCACACATGGGGTCCTCCTATATGGCAAACTACTATTAGTGATAGTATTATAAAGGACTTATTAGAGCAGGGCGACGCAATTCGTAACCATGAACAGTTCAATGCTGAGAATGACTTAGCAATGAATACACATGATGAATGGAATTACACTCCAGACTTCCGTAAATGGTTCTCACAGGCGATTAGAGGCAAGATAGTTGATTATATGCACATATGGGCAAAGCATGAAGACAACACATATAACAAGTGGTTGTCGTATTGGTATATTGATAGTCTATGGATCAACTATATGCAGCAGCATGACTGCAATCCATTACATGATCATAAGGGGTCTATAAGTTTTATCATATATCTGAATGATGTACCAGAGCTAGAAACAGAGAAGCAAAGACTCAATTTAACTAATAACGGTCCTACACCAGGTTCTGTTATGTTCACTCATAATGATCGGAGAAAGTTTTTCTTTCCTAACAAAGGGGATTTCTATATTTTCCCTTCTAGTTGCCTCCATATGGTTGTACCCTATAAGAGCGATGTCACTCGTATTTCTGTATCAGGTAATGTTATATTTCCCACTAATTGTCAACCTCTATATAATATGTTATAATAATGAAGTGTTACAATCATTATGGCTAAAGGATTTACTGTAAAGGCAAAGTCACCTGCCAAGAAAAAGGCGACTCAGGAATGGGATTACGATAAAGCATGGGAACTGTTGAGAGGTAAGTCTCTCGTTTTCTGTATGCCAGGTCGTGGATGTTCATATGTTTTTCTAAAGAACTTTGTTCAAATGGCATTTGACTTAGTTCAACATGGAGTTAGCATACAGATATCACAAGATTATAGTAGTATGGTTAACTTTGCTCGTTGCAAGTGCTTAGGAGCAAATGTTCTCAGAGGACCTGATCAGATACCTTGGGATGGTAAGTTAAAGTATGACTATCAGTTGTGGATAGACTCAGATATAGTATTCAAGACAGAACAGTTATTACAGTTAGTCCTAATGGATAAAGATATAGCAGCAGGTTGGTATATGACAGAAGATGGTCAAACCACTTCAGTTGCTCACTGGTTAGATGAAGACAACTTCCGTAATAATGGAGGAGTCATGAATCATGAGACTGGTGAAACCATGTCTAAGAGAAAGAAACCATTTACAGTCGATTACACTGGTTTTGGTTGGGTTCTTATTAAGAAGGGTGTATGGGAACATGAAGATATGAAATATCCTTGGTTTGCACCTAAGATGCAAGTCTTTGAGTCAGGTGATGTACAAGATATGTGTGGAGAAGATGTATCATTCTGTTTAGATGCATTAGAAGCAGGGTTTGAGATATGGTGTGATCCTAGGATTAGAGTTGGACATGAGAAAACAAGGATTATATAATGATAGATAGAAAGATTAACAAGAAAACTAGGCAGGGTAACGGTCAGAATACAAAATATTCTGCGTCGTCCCGAAACGCTGCTCGAAAAAAATACCGTGGGCAGGGCAAAAAATAGCGAGCGTTCCTCGATGATTACTGTAAAGTTCACTATTAAACAGGATGGTACTATAACCGACGAGATAGTTGGAGTAGAAACCATCCCTATGAAGGATTGCCTTAAGAAAATACGACTTCATATAGATGAAAGACTACTAAGAGATGACACTTTATATGAAGAAATACTAAAAGATGCCGAATGGGACGAGAAAAGAATGGATGTCATAGGTCAAAATGGCAATGATGGACTACATTATGAGGATGAATACTACGAAAGAGAGCATACTTCTGAGTGTAGTTAAAAAAAATTAAAAAATAGGGTATAAATAACTCACGAACCCTGTGCCAATTTTGATGGCAGTCAATAGATCCCACTCTTATAAAGATATTACACTCGATTTTGTACCAAATCCTGTAACAGGAGACTTAGGAGTACTTAAAAACGAGAGAGCAATCATGCGTTCTGTAAGAAATCTTGTCCAAACTAGAATAAATGAAAGATTTTATAGTGATGTTGGGTCAGAAGTATCAGATCTTCTCTTTGGTTTTTGTGATGTTGCAACTGGAGGAGTCATAGCAGACGAAGTTAGGGCACTTATAACAACATTTGAACCAAGAGTAATGAATGTTGCTGTAACAGCAATTCCTAGACCTGACTTAAATGAGTATGAGATGGAAATTAACTATCAAATTGTAGGACAACCAAAAGGTATACAGGGATTTGCGTTCATTTTAGAGGCAACTAGGTAACAAAATGCCAGTAAGTAAGTTTACAAATCTAGATTTTGATCAAATTAAGGATCAGATTCGTCAATATTTAAGATCAAACAGTAATTTTACTGATTTTGACTTTGAAGGATCGAACATGTCGATCTTAATTGACATTTTGGCATACAATACTTACATTTCAGCATTCAATAGTAACATGGTAGTCAATGAATCCTTCTTGGATTCAGCTACTTTAAGAGAAAATGTCGTTTCTTTGGCAAGAAATATAGGATATGTACCAAGATCTCGTAAATCTGCTCAAGCAGTCATCAATTTTGACTTTAAATTTAACGGAAATAGTAATACAGTAAAATTAAACAAAGGATTAGTCTGTGTTGGAGCATCAAATAACACTTCTTTTACATTTTCTATCCCAGAAGATGTAATTGCAGCATCTCCTGTTGATCAAGGAAGCAATATTTTAGTAAATCCACCAAGAACTGCTAAATTTGAGAACCTCATAGTCTATCAAGGCACTCTTTTAAAGAAAAATTTTGTAGTAAACGGTAGTTTAGACCAAAGATTCATATTAGAGAACTCATTTATTGATACTGAGTCTATTAGAGTGTTTGTAAGAAAGGGTGGAGCTACTGCAGGACTAGAATATTCAAGAATTGACAACATTACAGCACTAGATTCAACATCTAACATCTATTTGATACAAGAAATCAAAGATGAGAAGTATGAATTGCTATTTGGTGATGGATTTTTTGGTACAAAACTAGGAGATGGTGATATTATTGAAATAAGTTACATTATTACTGACGGAAAAGCAGGAAATGATGGTAAATTCTTCTCATATAGTGCAGATGCGGTAGATGATGCGGGTAATCCACTCGCTGCAAGTGTAACACCTATTATAAACACCATACAAAACGCAAAAGGTGGTGGAGATATAGAAGATATAGAGTCTATTAAGTATATTGCACCCAGAGTTTACTCATCACAGTACCGAGCAGTCACCACAAAGGATTATGAGGCAATAGTACAGAGTGTTTTCCCTGATGCAGAGTCTGTTTCAGTGGTTGGCGGTGAGGAATTAGATCCACCTGAGTTTGGAACTGTTGTACTAAGCATAAAACCAAGAAATGCAACATTTTTATCTGATTTTACCAAAACAAGAATTCTAGATCAGTTAAAAAACTACGCAATAGCAGGAATTAACCAAAGAATAGTCGATCTTAAGATTCTATACATTGAACTTGATAGTGCAGTCTATTATAACACAAATGTATACGATGAAACTGATACTTTGAAAGCACAAGTAACTCAATCGTTGACAAATTACGGAAGATCTACTAATTTGAACAGATTTGGAGGAAGATTTAAGTATTCTGACTCTGTAGCAGTTATTGACGATACAAATAAAGCAATTACATCAAATATTACTAAAGTTGTAATGCGTAGAGACTTAAAACCTGTATTTAATTCGTTTGCTCAGTATGAATTATGCTTTGGTAATCAATTTCATGTAAACAAAGATGGTAGAAACATCAAAAGTACAGGATTTACAATTTCTGGTCGATCTGATCTTCTATACTTTACAGATATTCCAAATCCAGACCTAAAAACAGGACAATTAGCAGTTATTCAGTTAGCAGAGGTTGAAACAGACTCATCTGCTGTTGTTCTTCCATCTGCAGGAACGGTAGATTATATAAAAGGTGAAATTATCATCAATACATTGAATATTACTAGCACAACTCGTGGAAGTGGTCTAATTGAAATTCAAGCATTCCCAGAATCCAATGATATCATAGGATTAAAGGATTTATACCTCCAATTAGACATGGCAAACACCAAGATAAATATGGTCAGAGACACGATATCTTCTGGACAACAAATATCTGGAATTGGATATAGAACAACCTCTAGTTACTCAAATGGTACTATAATTAGGTCATAAAAAGAATGATAGAAACTTACAGTCCACTATCTTCAAGGGTTAAGACCTATCAAGTTGTCGGAGATCAAACTCCAGAGTTTGCAAAGGCAGAAAACCCACTATTAGAAGAATTTCTAAAGCAGTATTACATATCACAGGAACATCAAGGTGGTTCTCTTGATATTGGGGAGAATATTGACAAATATATTAAAATTGATAACTTAACAAAAGAAGTTATAGCAGGAGTAGCTACTGTTGCATCTGGTATTGACTCTACAACCGATACTATAACAGTTTCCCCTAATACCAAAGGATTTCCACAGGAATATGGTCTTTTAAAGATTGACGATGAGATAATAACATATACAGGAGTAACTACCAATACATTTACAGGATGTACAAGAGGGTTTAGTGGTATTACAACATACCGCACTGTTAATGACCCATACAATCTAACATATACATCAACTACACCTGCTGAACACGATTCTGGTGCAAATATACAAAATTTAAGTGCATTATTT